TCGCACGGTGATGTAGCGGCCCTCGATGCCCTTCTGGAGCAGCATGGCGGCGCGCATGGCCGCCAGCGGGTTGGGGACGCTCGGATCCGGGTTGACGGCGTCGATGAGCGCGACGCCCTGGGACGCCAAGTTGCCGTGGGTGGCGTGGAAGAGGTCGACGTTGTCGGCCATCTTCGGGTTGCCGTTGGGGATGCCGTAGACGATGTCGGACTCCAGGTCGGCCGCACTGGAGCCGAACAGGGTCGGGATGCGGGTCAGCGCATCCAGGTCGTCGTTGATGATGGTTTCCCAGGTGATGGCCACGATGCGGCCGTACTTGTGCACGCGGTACTTCTCAGCCGAGTCGCCGAGCTGGCCGTACTCGTACTCGCCGCCCTCGACCACGCGCTTGAGGTTCGGGGCGCCGGACAGCTGGACACGGCTGATTTCCTTGAAGTCCGGCAGGGTGGCCTGGCGGGTCCACGGCACGAACGTGCGCGGGGTGCGCTCGTAGCCAGCGCGCAGGCTCTTGGTGATGACGTTCTCGAGGATGAACGGGAAGTCGCTGGTGGACTGCAGGGCCACCACCGCGATCTCGTTGCGGGACATGCCGCGCGTGCGGCGACCGGCACGCTCCACCGAGTCACGGGCCATGTCCATCAGGGTCATGCCGCGGAAATCCTTCGACTTCTCGTCCAGCTTGTGGCTGGACGGATCGTGGCGGTTGAGGATGGCCTGAACCGCGCCCTCGCGGTAGGTGGCCACCTCGTCCTGGCGGCCAGCCTCGACGCGCGGGCCAGCGGTGGGCGTGGCCGCCTGCTGCTGACCCAGGAACTGCAGCAGGCGCTGGCCGGCAGCCTCCGGGGTCAGATCGTCGTCGTCCAGGCACTCGTCCTGCAGAGCGCGCAGGGCGTCGGTGTCGAGGTCGGTGCGGGCCAGGAACGGCTTGAACGCCGCGCGGATTGCGCCACGGCGCTGGGCCAGGGCCTTCTTCTGCTCTTCGGTGAGTTTGGACATGGTGGTGTCTCCGGAAGGGTTACCGGCATCCGCCGGCTGGGTGTTCGCGGCCGTGGCGGCCGGCGGATTCGGGGAGGAGGCCATCGCGGCCTCAATCGCCGCGACGATGGGGCTGGTGTCGACCGTCACGGTCAGGCGCTCGGCGGCCGACTCGGCCGGCTGTGCCGCGGGCTTCCGCGGCGCGCCCCGCAGCGCGGCCGCCACGACCAGGCCGGCGTAGCGCGCAGAGGCGCCCCGCGCAGTGACCCGTTCCAGAAGCTCGCGCGCATAAGCCCGGGCGTTCTCGTCCGGGTCTTCGTTGCCACCCTCATCGGAGGTGACGGCATCGGCGAAGCCCTCGGCGACGGCTTCCTCTCCGGTGTAGTAGTGGTCCTCGCCGTCCTGCAGCAGCGACAGGATCTCGTCGCGGCTCTTGCCGGACTTCTTGATGTAGGCGTCGGCCATCGCCTCGGAGAAGGTGTCCAGGACGTCGGCGTACTGGCGCATCTCCTTCGCGTTGCCCCAGCAGCCGCCCCAGGGCGCGTGGATCATGAGGATCGAGGTGGGCGGCATGGCGACGGAGTCGCCAGCCATGGCGATCAGCGAGGCACTGGACATGGCGACGCCGTCGATGGTGACGTCCTTCCTCGCCTTGTGGCGCTTGAGCGCGTTGTAGATGGCCAGGCCGTCGGCGACGCTGCCGCCGTAGCTGTTGATGCGCACGTTGATCGTGGCCACCGTCGCATCCAGCTGGTTGAGCTGCTCGGCCACCGACTGCGCGGTGACCGACTCGCCCCACCAGCTATCGCCGATGTCGCCGTAGATCAGCAGCTCGTACTCGTGGCCGCCCTCGCCCACCGGCCGCAACTGCATCAGCGGCTCGATATGGGGCCGCTGCTGCGGCGTACGCGGCGCGGCCTGCGGCGGCATGGCCAGCGATGCCAGGACTGCGGTGTACAGGAGGGGGGTCTTCACGGGGTGTCTCCGGAGGTGCGCACCAGGCGGATGCGGGCAGCACGCGCGCGGGCCTGGCGGGCGGTGGTCGACTCGTCGTCGTGGTCGGGTTCGTCGGAAGCACTGGCGCCGCGGGCGCTGCCGGTGTCCAGCGAGAAGCCAAGCTCCTCGGCCAGGCGGCGCTCGCGGGCGATCTCCTCGAACGTGTCCTGCATGCGGTCGCCACGCTCGGCGATGGAGCGCGTGACCGACTGCACCCGGGCCTCGTGCAGGGCCTGCAGGCCCTTGGCCTCCTTGAGCGGGTCGATCCAGGGCATGCGGGGGCCGCGGAACATCGCCTGAGCGACGGTGCCCACGTTGATGTGGGCCGGCACCTTGACCCGGCCGGAGGCAATGGCCAGGTGCACGAAGCGCTCCCAGATGGGCTGCACGAACCGCGCCACGAAGGTGGCGGTCATCATCCGGTAGCCCTCGAACGCTTCGACCAGCTCCTGTCGCTGCGCGCTGTAGGTACCGTCGTAGTCGCCGGCGAGCGTGGAGTAGCTCAGCCCGATGGCGCGCGAAACTGCACGCAGCATGGCGCGCCGGAACTGCTCCAGCGCGGTGTTCGGGCGGTTGGCGTTGATGATTTCGATCTCTTCGCCCGGCGCCGTGTCGGTGAAGATGGCGCCAGCCTCGAGGGTGAAGTCGCGCTCGGCCGGTTGGCCGTTGTCGTCGAGGGGCGGCGTCCAGCCATCCATGTCCTTGTCGCGCTTGATGTACCAGGCCATCCGCGCGGCGATACGAGCGGCGATGCGCTCGCTTTCCTCGTAGTCCTTGATGTCCAGCAGGCGGTCGATCGCCGAGGCGAACAGGCTGATGCCACGCAAGCCAGACAGCCGGCGGCGCACGGCCAAGTGCAGCATGCGCTCGGCCGGAACGCGCTTGAGGTCGCCGTCGACGAAACCCCGGCCGTTGCCGGGGTGGTGCTTGTAGCACCAGTAGGCGAGCGGCTGGCCCCACTCGTTGCGTTCGATGCCGGCCTGGATGGTGGGGCTGTCACGGTCATAGTCCAGCGGGACCACGTCCGCCTCCAGCAGCTCGAGCGACAGCGGAACGGCGCTGGCATGGCGGATCTTCGGCGAGTTGCCCTCGACCAGCTGCGCGAACACCTCGCCGTCACGGAGCCAGGACCGGCAGGCCAGCTCCTGTGCCTGCACCCAGTTGAGGGTGCGCGTCACCTCCGGCGATCGCGCCCACTCGCGGAACTCGTTGAGCAGGACGCGGGCGAAGTCGTCGTCGATGTCGTCGTAGCTGTCCCCCGGGATGCCGATGCGCGGCGTGGGCTCGATGCTGATGCCGTTGGGGCCGATGATGTTGCGGACCAGGGCGCTCAGTGCGCCTTCCACCAGGTCGTAGTTGCGCTCGAGGTCGCGGACGGTGGCACGGACCGTTGCCGCGTCCCGCACCACGAGGCGTTCGCCGGTACTGTTGTCGCGGCTCTTCTTGCGGCGCTTGGTGCTGCGGCCGCCCTCATAGCAGGCCATGACGCTGCGCGCCAACATGCGCCGCGCGGCGTAGCGCGGCGCGAACACGGCAATGCCACGGTCCAGGAGGTTCGGGCGGACGAGCTGGGCGCCCATGGTCAGAACACCGCCGTCCGGTAACGCAGGCTGCCGCGGGCCGGCCCGCGGATCTGCTCTGCGGCCAGTTCGGACTTCAGCTGGGCGATCGCCCTGCGGATCTCGGCCAGGTCCGCATACGTGACCTGGCGGTCACCCAGACGCACGGTCTGGCCCGCAAGGATGCGAGCCTCGGCCTCCAGGTAAGCGTCCAGTCGTTGCTGGGTCGTCGACATGGACAGGCACGGTATGTACCGGCCTGTCCGCGGTCACGGAATTTCGCGGACTTTTTGCCCTAGGCGAAGTCGTAGCCCTGACCATCCCTGGTGCGGGCGACTATCTCAACCAACGCCACCAGGCAGTTGACGATGCCGGCCACCAAAACGAAGCCCGAGTAGAAACCCGTGGTCGCATCGAGCATGAAGGTCAGCACCAGCAGGCAGAGCTTGATGGCGCCACTGACGAGCTGGCCCGCGTAGAAGTTGTGCACACCCAGGCCGCCGAGGAAGAGTCCGAGCAGCACGTAGGTGCCACGCTGCCGCGGCGCACGAGCGATCTCCACCCGCTGCACCGGCGCGGCGCCGGCACCCGCGACCGGGGCGCCGCACCCTGGGCAGGCGCTCGCCCTGTCACTGACCTCACGACCACATTCCCCGCACCTGATGAGCGCCATGCCGGTATCCCCTGGAGGACTGCCTCAATCCTAACGTGACGAACGGCGACGCGCACTACCCCGCCCTCCGCCGCCCCCACCGGCTGGGGTGGTACTTGTAGGCCGTGGTGCGGCTGATCTGGTGCTTCTGCATGATTTCGCTCAGGCCCAGGCCGCGCCTCCAGTCCTCGGTGATCTGCTCGGTATCCATCGCGGGCCGCGCCCGGTAGGTCACGCGCAGACCGGCCAGGAGGTTGAGCTGGACCGCGCACAGGCTATCGGCCAGCTGCAGCGCCTGGTGGGCAGGAAGGTCGCGAACAACATCCCGGATTCGCTCGGCGAAGCTGTCGCGGAGCTGGTCCAGGTACTCATCGGCTTTGGCGTCGTCGGCCATCGTCGGGCTCCTCAGGTCGGGTCGAGCATCGCGCCGCGGCGGCGCCGGCGCAGTTGTGTTCCACGGGAAGCAAAGGGGGCGGCCACCGGGGTGGCCGGCGCCGGCTGGCTGCGCTGTGTTTCACGGGAATCCGCGTTGGCCGCCGCGGCCAGCAGCCGCCGCTCCAGCGCGTCCCAGTCGGCCTTGGTGTAGCGGTGCAGGCGCACCTCGGGGTGGTGGGTGGCGGCGTAGGCGTAGACCCAGGTGTCCAGCGGCTCGTTGCGCGCAACGCGCTTGTCGAACCGGTTCTTCACCGGGTTGTAGACCTCCGACACCAGGCCGGCGAAGAACTCCGGCGGCAGATGGTCGCTCAGGTGCACCAGGCGCGCCTCGGGCTGGCGTTCGGCGTCGGCGGACAGGCGGCTGTAGAGGTAGTGCTTCGCCGCGACGGTGCCGACGTGGTAGATCGTGATGCCGCGCTTGTCGGTGCGGCCGCGCCAGGTGACGTCCGCCGGCTTGGGCTTGGACAGGATCGGCGCGTTGTTCGGCACCGCGCCGAAGATGCACATGGGCCGGGGCACCAGGCCCTGGCGCACGTAGTGCTTGACCGCCTCGGTGCGGTGGCCACCGGCGTCGATGGCCGTGGCCAGCGGGCGCAGGAGCACGCCGTCGGCGCGCTCGATCGGACGGTTCAGCAGGTCGGTCAGGGAGAGCCAGACGGCTTCCTCCGCCGGGTCGCCGGGCAGCTCCACGTAGTCCAAGGTCCATGCGGTCATGCCACGGCCCCAGCCGACGGTGTGCACGGCCAGGCGGTTGTCCTGGGTGTCCACGCCAACGGTCACCGCCAGCACGCCCTGCGGGGCGCTGCGCAGCGGGTACGGCTCGGCACGCTCGGCGATGACGTTGTGCTTGACCGCGCGCATCGACGGGTCTTCCCAAGTCTCGGCCAGGCGGTCGTTGATGAAGGTCTTGAGCGCGGCCGGATCGTTCTGCGCGTCGAGCCACTCGCGCACCAGGTCCAGCCAGCGCGGGCCGAGGCCGAACTGGTAGTACAGGCCGTTGATCGTGTAGCCGCGGATCGGCGAGTCCGGGTTGGCCGGCACCCAGCGGCCCTTGGCGATCATGTCGGTCTTGTGGTGTTCCTCGATCGCGGAACCGCACTCGGCGCAGGCGTACCAGGCATGGGTGACATCGGGCGACCACACCAGGCCGCTCCACTGCAGGTGCTGGAAGTGGCCGCAGTGCGGGCACGGCACGTGGTAGCGGCGCTGGTCGCTCTTCTCGTACAGGCGCGCGATGCGGCTCAGGCCGGCGATGCCGGGCGTGCTGATGTACAGGCGCTTGTAGGTGGTGGGGAACGACGAGGTGCGGCCGTCGAGCATCTTCACCGGGTCATCGCCGGTGGAGAGCTGCTGCGGGGCCTCGTCGATCTCGTCCACGATCAGATACTTGACCGTGGTCGACTTGAGGCGCTGCGGGCTGCCCATGTGCTCGACGTACAGCTGGCCGCCGGCGAAGTCCTTGAAGGCGCGCTGGTTGGCGCTGTCGCGGCTGGCGGTGCTGCTGAGGGCCCGGCGCACGGCCGGGCACACCTCGATCATCGGGTTGAGCTTCTGGGCGATCCACTTGTTCATGGACGCCTCGCCCGGCAGCGCGTACATGATCGGCGCCGGGGCGTAGTCCATCCAGTACGCCAGGGCGTTCGTGGCCAGCTGGCTCTTGCCGAACTGGATCGGGAACATGCAGACCTGGTCGTGCACCGGGCTGCGCGCGGACATGTTCTCCATCGGCTCGCGCAGCGGCGGGTTGCGGTCGGTCAGCCAGCGGCCGGGCTTGCTGCTGCCCTTGCTCGACAGCCACATGTTCTCGTCACACCACTGCGGCACGGTCAGCGGCCGCCGCGGCTGCAGCGCCCGGGCCAGGACCGTGTTGACGCGCGC